GTCTACCTGTTATTGTATATGGATTATATTGTGTGAATACTATATTATCCTTTTTAAGCAATTGAGGGTCGAAGCTAAAACTATCAATAAATTTTTCTCTATCGACTTTTACCCCAGCCCCTTCCAGCCTTCCTAATGTTCGGATTGCTGAAGAATATTTACGATTGGTGTCCGTTTTAAGATTAAGGTCAGGTAATGTTTTTAATAACTCATACCATTTCATAAGAGGCACACAATCATTCAGTTCCGTAAAGTCTCTCCTATACCCTCTATAAACCCCGTCAGCAAACTCATTAAAGATAAATGGTTTACCATACTCTTCAAAATATAACCACTCAAAATCAAACCCTAAATTGCTTATATAACGACTATCTAAAACTATTGTATCATTATCAAAAAGTTTATTTAATTCAATTTTTACTAACTTTTTGGCATCTATATGATTTAAGTTTATAATACCATCTTCACCCTCTGTTCTATAATAAAGAAATGATATACGGGTGGCAAATGGATGTGCTCTATTAGAACTCCATACTGGCACTAATAACTTTATTTTTTTACTACCCTTTATAAAAGAAAGTAGGGTAGATTTATCTTCAATCAGATTCATCATACCCTACTAATATACTAAAAATATTTGGGATTACAAAAATTATTCTCCCCAATGTTTTTGTCTTAATTTGTAAATATCAATTGGTTCTCTTTTCATTTGATTACCAGGTTTAAAATAAGCACCCTTTTTTAAATAACCACCTAAGAAACTTCTTCTCATTCTTGTAGTATCTCTATTTGGGTCAGAACCATGTACAACGTGTGAATGTAATAATGCAACTTGCCCTTTCTTTAAAATTCCAGGAATTTTACGAAAATCGTGTCCTTCTGGCATTACACAACTAATTCCTCTCTCACTTCTCCAATTAGATGTATTTGTTGCTTTTCTTTCTTCATTATCTTCCATAGGTAAAACAGGCAATCTATGTGAACCTTCATAGTTCCATACCGAACCATTTTCTGCATCATGATTATCCAATGCTAAAGCAATATTAATAATTTCATTATGCTTACAACCTGTATAAAATCCGTTTTGATGTTGGTCTCTACCTAATTCACCCTTTGGTTTAAAGTATGCCCATGTCTGCATTCCGACTATTTCACCTTCCATTAGAAATTCACACGCCTCAATTATTTTAGGGTGTGCGAATAATTTTTCTAATTTAGGTGAAAGTTTGTGGGGGTACATAAATGGTTCGTACTCTTGCCACTTATCCGGTTCTAATTGATTTCTTTCTAAACGAAGTCTATTAAGTTCTTCATTTATTTCATCGCACTCTGTCTCTGTAAGTAATTCTAAAGTAGTAAATCCTCTGTATCGCCAATCAAATGTTAGCTGTTGTTTTTCTTCTTCTGTAAGAAATTTGTATTTGCTCATATTAATAACCATTTATAATTAAATATACTATTTTATTTTTAATTTACCAAATTATTTATAAAATTGTAATAAATTGGGTAGATATAATCCTATATTTTTAATTATTTTTGAGACATATAATATTGATTTTTTATTTGATTCTAAAACGCCAAAATCATCAATATAATCATTTTTTTTATAAGTCATATTTAAAGGGCCTGAAATTCTCCATCGCATATCTGCGGCAATCCAATATGGATTTTCTATATATTTTTCATAAACATCTTTATCAACCTCAAAAATAAATCCATTTACATCATTTGCTTTTCTGATAAAAAATCTTATAATAAATCCATTATCATAATCGGCATCTGTTGGGATTGGCACTATTGTTTGAGGTGTATTTAAATCAAATATTTGTGATTTTTTTACATACATACTATTCATGTTTTATTCTATATCCAGCTTCTATAACGGTTTTCCAACCTTCATTTTCTATTAAATGCTTTACATTTGTAACTTGAAAAAATCCATTTATATTATATATTTCAGGAATTCCTGTAATTTTAAAAATTTCACCAGAATTTATTCCGCCTGTTCCATCTATGATTGCAGTTATTTCTAAAAATGTAAGTGCTGATGTAGCTTTTGCTTTATTTTGTACAAAATCTGAATACAATTCTTTTATTAAAAATGATTTGTCTGTATAAATTAAAGTTTTTACATTATCCTTTCCTTGACCTATTTTAAATTTAACACTTTTATTACTTAAAGATTCTTCTAAATTTATTGGTTCTTGTGTAGCTGACCCATCTTTTTTGTCATCTATAGGATTTAATTGTGGATTTGCTGCTTTCTTTTTTGCGTTTGATTCTGCTGATTCTAAAACAATTTCTACGGCTGCTCTATCTATTGAAGTGAATCTATCTGCGTTTGCATAACAACTCATATCAAATTTTTCATATCCTTCATTTGTAAAACTATATTCTCCTGTAGACCCCGTTGCAATTAATGGTGGTTTTGTAGTATCACCACCAACAATAGAATTTATCATAGAAATTGAAGAAAATGCAGCTTGCCCTTGCATCAAATCACTCAATTCATAACTAAATTCAAATCCTCTAATTATTGAACCAGATACCCCAATATTAAATCTATATAAATTTTTAAAGTCATTTTCGGATTCTATTTTTGCCAAATCCAATCCCATATCAATAATTGTATATGTTGCCTGAGAGCCTTGTACAGCATTTCCTAATATTAATTTTGTTCTACCATATAAACTTTCATTCAGAAATGATACTAATTGATTATAAAAGTCAATTCTATGTGTTGACTTTTTAAACATATTATAAAAAGTATCATATTTTACAAATATATTTAAAAGATTTCCGTATTGTTTACTCTTTGTACTTTCTATAATTTTTTTCTCATAATCATAAAATCCATCTGTTGATTCCAAATTAAATCTATATCCGTTTATTTTAAAATCATTAGTTTGAATTTTATTGTCCTGTTTTTTAATAACAATTTTATCTTTTTTTTCAGTTACTCCTAAAATTGGTAATTTTCCTGGTAAGATAATATCGCTTGTATGAGATATTATATTATCAAGAGTATTACAGGGTATTAATGGTTTTTTTCCTTCACTATCTTCGAAAAATACATCGGTGTGAAGATTAGATGTTCCAGTTTTTATTGGAAATATATCATTTATCAGTTCTAAAATATATCTAACTGTCAAATATGCTGATATTGATGCTTTTGTTTCATCTTGCTTTTCTGCAATCATATCCCAATTAAAAAATTCGTTTTTCCAATTAGATTCATTTTTTAATTCTGCTGAAAGTAATACATCCAAATCTGCTTCCAATTTTTTATACCATTGTTCAAATTTATCAAATTTAATAGATTGCTGTTTAGTTTGTGATGTATCTTTTGATGGTGTTACCGGTAACCACATTAACATTGTGTTTGCAGATGATATTTCTAAATCTACTTCATATGATAAATCTTCTGCTATTGTAAATGTAAAATTTGTAACAGTTCCTGCTACAAAATCATAATCTCCCTTTGCTTTTTGAATTTTATCTAAATAATTTTTTCTATTTTCTGTTGAAAAGTTTTTTTTATATTCTGTTAAAAAATTTGTCCAAGTTTTTTTAGATATTATTGCATCATCTAAAACATTTTCTTTATCAAATACAAAAGACTCATTACTACCAAATTCTACTAACAAATGCATAGATGGTCTTAAAAAAAATAACTCAAACATTTCAAGCTGTTTTAAACTAAAAACTTTGATTTTTAAACTAGCAGTTTTAAGTGTATTGTTTGCACCATCTGTATTTATTTCTAATGATTCTATACTTGGTTTTGGAACTCTTCTATTTTTTTCTCCAATTACTTTTATGGAATTTCCACCAAAATCATATCCAACTATTGTTTCTTCTGTATTATAAATTTTTTTAGGATTTGTTTCATTTGAAATAATACAACCATAATAAGTTTGTTTAGCAGATTTTCCTTCTATAATATCTTTTATTTTTTGTCCTGTCATTTTTCCATTTTGCAATTCAATATCGTTTGTTACAATGGCAGGTGATGTTAAAATTACAAATGGGTTAATCATTGATAATTTTAAAGTATTTTCTTCTCTTTTTTTTAATTTTTTAATTAACCAATCATCAAATGGTTTAATAAAAGGAAATCCCATATAACTTATTTATTTAATTTTTCAAAATCAGATAGTATCCTAGATATATTGTTTGGTATTCTTAACTGCGTACCTTCATCAACATACATAGTACCATCATTTATATTATTAGCTACTGCAATTACCCACCACATAGCCGGATTATTGTAGTATTTATTTGCCAATAAATCCAGTCTATCACTAATATCTGTTATTATATATAAATCATTATCATCTGCTTTTATTTTTGGATAAATTGTTGATGATAAATACCTTTTACCTGGTTTTGTTTTTAAAACATTATTATATAAATACCTATTAGATGCCATTTATTCAGTTTTTTTATTACTATTACTATGTGTTGTAGAAATTGTATTTAAACCCTTTCCATCAAAATCATATTTAAATCTTTGAACATTGGTTTTCGATTCTATTTTATGATTTTCAATTATTTTCATACTAAAAGATATATTAACTACTGATGGATATGGTTTATCATTCTTATCAGTACCACCATAAGAGTTTCCGCTTGCCCAAGTAATATTATCTTCAACAGATATTCCTAATGAATCAATAAATCCAAAAACTTTATTATACATTCCACCTATACTAAGTTCAATAAAATTACCTGTATATGTTAATTGTGAATAATCTTCTAATCCAGCATATTTAATTGCTATTATTTCATCATACGGAAATGTCAACTCTTTAAGTGAGTTTATTTTTGCAATCATTGCTAGCTTTTCATTTTGGTTTGTATAATACATTTTTAATTCAAACTTTAAACTTCTTTCAACTCCATTATATTTGTATTTTTTAAATGGAGAACCCAAATATTTAAAATCAACCCAATCAGGTGATAAATCTTCAGATATACCTGTTATCGTTCCTGGTAATACAAATGAATAATCTTTACCATACGGTTTAATCACTACAACGGTTTGCTCTACATCTATGTTTTTACTTAATAATTCATTTTTTAATTTTGTATCATCTTCATAATATAATTTACTTAAAACTTCTTTATTTACAATATCAAAAACTGATTCTTCAGCTGAGTAAATTTTATCTTCTGGTGCATCTCTTTTTTCTAATTTACCATCACCTTGTGTTCTAACCCATGATGTATAATTTGTTACATCGTTTCCTCTATCCTTTTGGTGAATATCTATAAATTTTGCAGGTTTATTGTATTCAAAATCGGAATCAGTCGGCACTCTTACCTTCTTATCATTTGGGTCTTTTTTAGGTGGTTTACCATATATAAGTTCGTATAATTTATTTCTCTTTTCATTACCTTCTTTAGATAAAAATGGGTCTGGTATAGGTGGTAATGGCCCTATATTCCATGGTTGCAGTTTTTGAGATGCTCCGGCTATATCTGTTTTTACATAATATTTTTCACCTTTTTGAACCAAAAGTTTAAGACCAATATTTGTATCATTAGTAAGTGTAATAGGTTTTGCTATGGTACTAAATTTTTTAAATATAGTATCGGTTGGTCTATTTGCCGAACCCTTTACTAATGTTCCTACTAAATTTCCTACAAGAGCACTAATTGGTGTTGGAGATGCTGTTAATAATGCTGCACCTCTCGGTGGATTAATTAAACCTTGGCTACCAATAATAATTTTACCAACCTTTCCATATAAATCTTCTTTTTGGTTTTTAAATAAATCTGCTATTTGTGCCATGTTATTTTATTTAATTTGCTACAGTATATGCGGTATTAGAAGTTCTATTTATAACACTTCTAATTCCCTTACCATCGACTTGAATTGGTTTACCTTGTGAAGCTGCAATTTGTTCTTGTACTGATATCAATGCGTATGTTGCCTTTACCTGTTCATTTGCTATTTTTGCTTGATAATCATATTGTTTTTTAAATATTTGTCCTCTTGCATCCTCATTTTTTAACATCTGATTACTTGCAACATAGGTATTATCCATAACAGGTTTTAACTGTGGTGCAAGATTATCAATACCTTTTTGAAGTGGTACAAATGTTTGGTCAATTGGATATGCCTGATTTGTTAATGCCTGTTGGTCTGCGTATTGTTTATCTAATGCAGCCATTCGTGCATCCAAATCGTTTTGTCTTCGGTCAAAATCTTCTGTTATTTTATCGTTTATTTCATCTTTCTTTGAAAATCCAAATGTAACCACATCCAATAGAGAATCACCAATATCTTCCCAAAAACCAGCCTCTTTTTCTTTTCTTTCTGCAGTTAAAGCGTCTTGTTCGGCCCACAATGCTGCTTTTTTATCTTGTGTGGCCTTTTCTGCATTCCAAAATGCGTTTTGTGCTTTTAATTGTTGATTTGCATATTCTACTGTAACATCTTGACCTTTTCCTATTTTCTCAGCAATATCTGCCATTGCTATACCCGCATTCTCACTCGTCAATATACCACTTTGTACAAGACCCATAGTATATTGTTTTATTTTGTCTTGATTTGCTGTAAATCCGGCCATTGCTTGTTGGAATTCTGGAGAATCCAGAGTCATTCCCTTTGCAGTCATATTATCTTTAAATGTCTGTGCCGAATCTGAAATTAAATTATTTATCAATTTTGATGCTGATTCTTTTTGCATTTCTGCGACAGCCTCATTTATTTTTGCCTCAGTATCTAATGCTGCATATTTTAATCTCCATTTTTGCTCTATTGCTAAATTTTCTAGTCTCTGAGATTGCTCTATAAACAACATTCCTTTTCTCTTATCTTGCTCAAATTTCATCATTGCTTCTTGATGAGCTAAGTCTGCGGCCATTCTTTTTTTATCATTGGCTATTTCCATAGCAAGAGCACCATTTGCAATATCTTTACCTGTTTTTTCTGCTGCTTTCCTTTCCAATACACCTTTTACATCTCCCTCACCACCTTGCTGTAAAGACATCAATTCTTCAATATCCATACCGGTGGCTTGTGATAATTGTTGTTTTTGGAATGCATTCATTGCTCCAACATCCATTCCACTCAATGCACCTCTTAATGATTCAGCTGCACCCGCTTGGTCTCCGGCCATTAATTTAGCTCTGGTTTCAGAAAGGTCTACATTTTTTCCTAACATTGCTGACAATCCCATCTCCGCTTTGATACTATCTTTATAATTAAGTACCATTGCATCAGATGCTTTCATCATAGCACTCATAGAAGCACCCATCTTATTAAGGGCTATTGCCTGTTTAGCAAAGTTTTCAGCTGTTCCATCACTAAATTTATAAATTTCCTCTGAAGAATCTTTCATATCCCTCATTATAACAGAGGCCATTCTTCCATTTTCATCTGCAAATGCTTTAATTCCTGTTGTTAAGTTTGTGCCTACTTCTAAACTGGTTTTATTCATCAATCTAAAAGTATTACCCATACTTAAAACATCTTCAGCACTTGAACCTAATAGTTTAGAAACACCCTGTGCTGCCGTTGACATTCTTATCTGGTCCTTAACTGATGCGCCTAAATTTTTAGCAACGCCTACTATTGAACTAAAAACCTGTTCTGTAGATGAACCAATTGCCTGTAACGCTCTTTCTCCTATTTTAATGTATTTGGAAAAAACTTGCATTCCTGCCATAAATAAAGTCTTTCTTCTTTGGAATTCTGCATCAATATTTTTCATAGCTTCTTGATGTGCAAAATCTTTATATGCTCTTTCTCTATCAAATCGCATATTATATTCATCTTTAACTATCTCTTGTGCTAATCCCAAATTATCCAACTCAGCTTGTTTTTGGAAATCCATCATGTCTCTTCGTTTCCTAAACTCTTCTCTAACAGGTTCTACGATATTATAGTCTGCTACTATTTCTCTATATGCTTTACTATTTTTATATAATGCCATTGTTGTATCTTTACCTGCTCCTGCACCTCCAAAAAATGTTGCAATATCTGATGACATTTGTGCTGCTTTTCCTGAATTAAAATAGTCAACAATTTTGATACCAACTGCAAACGCTGCGCCAATAGGTCCCGCTGCTCTTAAAAGACCTGCAGCACCTCTCATTAAAGTACCACCAGCTTTTTGTAATGCTCCAGCAGCACCTTTTTTACCTCCAGCAAATTTATTATCACCGCCGAACATTTTTGCGTGTTGTTGTACCGATGTTACTTGTTTTGCCCCTTTTGGTATTTTTCCTGAAAACGATAACTGTTTTCCTTCTTTATCATAATAACCTGTTCCGCTAAATTTACCTTTTACACCACCTGCTTCTAATTTTGCAGAAAATGCATCTAATTTTTGTTGGACCTTTCCTCCAAACATTTTATCAATGTTTTTTCCAAATTGTCCAGTTAGACCACGAAACATATTATCTATGTTCTTTTTGTATAAATTTTCTATTTGCTTTGGGTCAGGTTGACCACTTGCAGTATCTTTACCCGATTTACCTTTGCCAGGTTTTACGTTTAATCCCTTTGATACCGTTTTTGTTAAATCAGTTACACCTTTTGTCAATAAAATAACTTTTTCAACTAACTTCTCATTTGATTTAGTTAGAGTATCAAATTGTAAGGGTAAACTTCCAACTGCATCTTTTAAATCCTTTACTTCTCCCGAATCTATGAGGACAGGTGTTTTACTTTTTCTGGCCATTAATTGCTTGGTTTATATCTTATATAAATATAAAATATAAAAATTACTTTCTTCTAACCGATTTTACTGAAGGGGTCTTTTTATTAATTACAGAATCGTATGATTTATTTTCTTGGTCTTTAGCATCTATCAATTCTCTGTAATAAAACTCTCTTAGTTTTACAGGCATATAATAAAGGTCATGCCAATTAAATCCGCCATTGGCATAATACATCATTTGAAATATTTTTTTATGTAAACTTACTGAGTAATTACTCGGAAGGGTAAAAAAAGTCAATCCCAATAGGGACACGTAGCGCCTCCTTTTCGCCCGTGAATGGTGATGTATATTCAAATGTGAAATCTACATCTGGGGTGAGTTCTTTTATATAGTTTCTTAATGCTTTTGAATCTTGAATTTGGAATTGATTAATAATGAAATTACTTATGTAACCCAAATCTCTATTTCCGTTTATTTCTGTAATAATCCTTCTCCAACGTGTTGTTATTTCGTTTGATGTTTTTAGTGTTTTCTCACTTGCATCAATATCTTTTTGAATTGCTAATTCATCACCATGTGTTAATAATTTAAACTTTACAGGTGTATTTGATTTAGGTAAAACAAAATCATATTCATTATTTCTATTCCACTTACTTTCATCTATTTCTTTTGTAGTTAATTTTGTCATATCAACATCTACTTCAACTTCTTCTTTTTCAATTGGGTCAGTTACTGTCACTTTGTATACAGGACCATATGCCAATACTCTTGTTGCTACGAGAATTGCATTTTTATCACCAATTAATAAATCACCAATATTTACACCAGGTTCTACGATAATTGATTCTAATAATCTATCAATAGTAGCACCTTTACGGATTAATGTAGTAGAAGTTAAAATATCTTCTTCTTTTGCAGTCAAAAGTTTTACCGTCACATATCCCTTTGATAGTGGATTTGATTCAGAATAACACAATCCTTTTGATGGTAGAGTTATTTCTTCGGTTGCGAATGGAAATGTTTTCTTTTGTTGTTGTACATTTCCTAATCCTCTTGTAACTTTTTGTTCTATGTTTTGTTCCATATTAATATATAACTTTGTTTATTATATATATTGAGTTTTAAAAAAAATAAAAGGGAACATCTCTGCTCCCCTTTGATATATTCTTTTAAATTGATATTAGAATTCTAAGATAGCGTAATCGTATGCCAAAGTTAATTCAATTGAAACCGGGTCATTTGATGCCCAATCTAATTCACCAAAGTTTGCTGAAGTGATAAATGCACCCTTTAAAGTCCATTGTTCAATCTTATCACCTACCGGTCCTAACAAATAGAAAGTAACATCTTTCTTATAGAATGCAGCGTATCCATCTCTACCTGTAAGGGATTCATGTGATGTTCTAACCCACTCCATTACTTGCTGTGCACCTGATGGTACAATTGGGTCATAAAGTGTGATGTTTAAATCCTCCCACGTAGATTTACCCTTAATCTTTCTTTTTACGTTAATATGGTCTAACTCAACAGGTTCTGAAGTATAAGTTGGTCTACTTGCAGTTTTGATAATGTATGATTCGATACCATTGATTTCCATAATGAATCTGTTTCCCATTTTGGGTTCAAAATTCTTATAGAACATTTTGTCAAACTCTAAAATTTCTGGCATTTTACTTTATTTTTAAGTTATTTTATATAAATATTTGTTTTTTAAATTATCCACCGAAACTTGCACCAGTTGGTAAGATGTTGAAATCAATTTGTATGAATTCAGCTGTCTTAGTTGGTTGTAAGTAGATAGCACCTTTAAGAATATTTCTATCAATTACATCTGGTGTGTTATTTGTTTCATCCATAACTACTCTGAAAGCGTATAGACCTTGTCTTTGTTGAATTCCTTCTAAATAAGGATTAACAATATTTAAGAATCTGTTACGGGTTTCAGCTGAGTTTTGTTCAAATACCAAATATTTTGAAGTTGAAGCGATATACTTTCTAACAGTCAATAATAATCTTCTTACGTTGATTCTATCAAGTGCTGAAGGTTTATCTTGTAAAGTTTTTTGACCCCATACTACAATACCTTGTCCAGGAAACTGGCATATTGGGTTTACTTTTCCTTCATAAAGTGTATCTCTTTCAGATTGAGTTAATCTATCTAATACAGAAACTGCTCCAATCAAACCACCTCTATTTAAACCTGCTGGTGCGAACCATTCTGCTGCTACTCTATCGTTTGCTGCGAATACGCCAGGTAATAATACTGATGGTGGAACTGTTATTAATTTGTTTGTATTAATATCAATTGTTTTAACCCAAGGATAGTAAGTTGCTGCGTAATTAGTATCTAAACCACCTGCTAATGTTGCTCCTACTATTGTAGAAATATTTACATCAGGATCACCCATTTCAGTAATAAAGAATGCATCTGCTCTTGCTTCAACCATATCAATAATTGCTGTATGAATATATGAATGGTCTGCTTTCGTTACACCAGGTGCGATAACCATATTGATATCATACTCATCTGCGTTTGCTAATGCGTTGATATGCTTCATATATGCTACTGAACCAGAAGAGGTTGAATTAGTTAAATTAAATCCTTGTGTGTTACCTGCTGAAATATCTGAATCTTTATCAATAGCTACGGTTGGCGCCATACCATCGAATCCTTCTTGAAATGCTACAACGAATTGTGCCGATGTTGAACCAACTGAAAGTGAACCGCCGTTTGATACATCTAAACCAAATGCTACATTTGAACCATTACCTGCATTGTTTGGAATTGGATTAATATAAATTTGATTATCTGTATTATTATCCAAATCAATACCACCAAATCCTGTTGCAGATGCTGTTATAAAAGATGCTGTTGGCATCATATTTGCAAAGCTAGTTGACATTGATATCGGTAATTGGTATGCAGCGTGAGCGAATGGAACTGCCTGTATAGGTGCTACTGTGTTATAATTTTTTATTCTAACATATTTAGATTGATTTACCCAATCCCCTGTTTCTGTTACTTTACCTGCAGAACTAATTGTTAATTTTCTATCACCAATTACTCTACTAATAAAGTTTGGAGAATTAGGGTCAAGATTTACATTTGCAAATGTTTCTAAAACACTTCTCTTTTTATTTGTATCTGCGAAACTTCTAACAACAACTGTGAAAGTACCATAATCTGTACCCGCTACTGAACCTGCTGCTTTAATATTTGAAATGCCTATTTTAATTTTTGTATTTGCCGCATTACCAACACCTATTGTTTCAAATTGGAAAAGATTAAATCTTTCACCAGAAATTTTTTGAGATTGAATATATGGAGTTACACCCTCTTGTGCATCAAATCCGAAATTTTGGTCATCTAAAATTTCCACACTCGCTGAAGTTGTTGTATTAAATCCAACGTTATGATTTTTAAAGAAACCGTAAACATACCCACCTTTTGCACCTCTTGGATTTGTACCAAATACTGCTTCAATATTGTTAATATCATTAGGGTCAACAGATGATGTTCCATTATAATTTGTAGAACCTGTCACAAACATCACAATATCACCACTACTTAATAATCCATTACCAGCTGTAGTTGCTGCCGAACCGCTTAAGCCTGTTGATAAAGTATTATTATGAGTTGGAAATATAAATCCAACTGATGCTGATACTATACCTGCTCCCGCTGCTGATCCTGATTGTACTGTTATTAAAAGTGGATTTTGTGCAGTATATCCACCAACACCTACAACTCTACAAATAGTAGCTGTTCCTGCTTCTCTCAAATAGTTTTGTACTGCTAATGGAGTATAATAAGTTCCGTCTGCTTTACCAAATAATGTTTCAAATTCATCTTGTGAATTAACAATTTTTGGAATTGCCGGTCCCTCTAAAAAAGGGCCAATGAATGCTGCTCCGATTTCTGCTACACCTTGTTGTAAAAATGAAAGGTCGTTTTCCTTTGTGAATACGCCTGGTGATACTAATTTTTCTGCCATTGTATATACTTAATTTTTTAAAAATTTGTAATTCTCAATATAAATATAAACTTTTAATTCAAAACAATAAATTAAGGTCTATATGTTGGTTGAAAATGGTCGTAAACTTGAGTTACTTCCGTTGAGGTTAATACTCTATTATAAAATATAACAGGTCCTAATTGACATTTAGCATAATTGTCCGCTCTACCTAATTTTATATCATATGAAGAGGTTGCATTAAATGAACTCATTGTTCCTGTTCCCATACTACTTGCATTTAAATAGTATGTAATTCCGGCAGCAGCGGATATTGTAAACCCAACTAAGTGCCAAACATTAAGTGAAGGTGCAGTAAATGTCTGAATAGTATTTGAACAAGTTCCTCTAGCTGAACTAAAATGAAACCCATTCCACACAGATGAATTACTTGAATACAAATAAAAATTATAATCTCTATCGCCACCTTCTTTTGAGAATAATCCACCAAATTCTGCACCAGGATTTGCAGTTAATCTCACCCATGCCAAAAATGTCATCGCAGTCACATCGAATTGAGTAATACCACCATTGATATTTGAATTACGGTCTTTAAACCAAAACGTACCAGAACCATCCAATGTCCAATATCTATCTATTCTAGTCGAACCATTGTTGTATGAAGGACTTGTGCCAGAATATCCGGCTGAGTTTGTTACCCCTGCGGGTCTAACACCCGTATTATACCCACCCAAGTCTAACCAGTCAGTTGATGGTGTTCCTGTTGAAGGTAGTGAGTTTGATGGAAAACATTTTGCCTTTGAAGGGTCCAAATACATTCTCAATCCCGAAGATGGTATGAGTGGTTGTGTTGTAGTTCCTTTGTTATGTGATATTGTTTTATTTGCTAAATAAACGTCTGCATTTTCTACATTAATAGTCACAATTTCTACATCCATTTCAATTTTGTCTATATCATAAACTTCTACTTCTGATATTCCTCCTATTTCATCATAAGTTACGATAAGGTCACCTGGTAATACTGTATTTAAATTTTTGAAACGATATTTTTCAATTTCAGCATCCCAAACAAAAACTGGGTGTGTACCTGTAGCTTTTATTAAACCATTATTAATATTATAGTAACTATCAGCAAAATTAAAAATCAAATCAGATACTATCACATTTTCCGTAGTACCTGTTGCAGAATCTTCCATATAAAATCTCCAATCTACACTATCCGTTTCAATAGGTAAATCTTCATCTGGTAGACCTGTAGGCGCCCATGCTTTAATTTCGTCACCCACTACCAAATCTTCAACATCAATTTCTGTACCATCTTTTTTTGTTATCTTTGTACCAAATAATAAACAAAAATCAGGTTCGTTGACTGTATTATAAACATCTACTGCATATAAAGTTTTTGTTTGTTTACCTGATGACCCATAATTTGTTGCGTTTAAATTATATCCATCAGCATATCCCATAGTTAAAACTGCTGAGGCTTCGGAATAATTTGAACTTGCAACTGCTGCTGGTGTTATTGGTATAACTGTCGGGCCTGTTCCATATGTTATTGATCCTGTACTAAAATTTGAATTATTAAATGAACATGTATAGTTATTTACTTGTTTTTGTACTTTATCATAAAACCAAGATCCAGTTGATGTAAATGTAAAATTTGCATTTTCAGTTGTACTTTCTACAATATATGTAAATGTTGGTGGTGTTACCGTTATGGCATCTGCTGCATAACTTAACATATTAATATTAGTTTCTACCAGTCTACTTGATAATTGCCCTAACGAAACTTGTTGAGTTGTTCTTACCGAACCGCTTACTGCCCTAAATAAATTACCTAATGATAAGTTAGTTCTTGCCATGTATTAATGATTATAATCCATTATAAATATCTAAAAGTTTTTGTTTCCAACCCACTTTATTTGAAAAATGGTTTAACATCCATTCTTTCAGTTTTTGGAATTCTCTTTTACGGGTTTGGTAATCATCTTTACAAATCGTTTCGTAGGTTTGCTTAAATGATTCCTTGTCAAACGCTTTGTATTTATAATCAAGTGGAACGTACCATTTTTCATGTAATATTGGAAGTTTTCCCCAATCCACTGCTTCAAATATTCCATATCCGAATGGTTCATATTCAAAGCAAGAATGAGATATCCCCCAATCAAGTCCGTAGAACTTTTCTTTATATTTGTGATTAAACGGATATATTTTTGATTTTTGGAATTTGTATCCATATTTTTCTCTGTAATATCTTTTAAAAGTCTGTGAGTTTGTAAATATAAATGATTCAACCCCCTCAATATATTCTATATTTTTTCTACCTTCGGCTCGGGCTGCATATCCAATTCTTATAGATTCAGATAGCGGGTTATTTATTTTAAATTCGTATGTATTAGGAATGTGGTATAAATTTTCCGTTTGGTATGGAAAATTATATAACCCTATCCAAATTTTTGTTTTAATTTTATTTATTAATTCCGTTTCCCACTCCCAATCTCCGTACCAATGTAAATATTCGTCTTTATTTATTTGGCCTAATAATGATACTTTAGTCAAATTGTGAAATACAATAGAATCAATTCTATCTATATTATTATATATACCTGTTGTCGGTGTGTAGTGCCCATGTAGAATATGTATTTTTCTGGCACTCTTTAATATTTTATCTATCTCCAATTCATTGGTTTCCCAAATATGTTCGATACCAATTTGGAATTCTTCGTAATTATCTGGCTTTTTTCTATGGAATAAAAGAAGTGGCTTTACTTCTAAATGTGGCGCCACTTCTTTTATCCAATCTGTTACCCATATATCTGCACCGCTATTAAACCAATTTCCTCCAGCGGTAGTGTAGTAAACATCATACATTAAATTATAACCCTTTTTGTTTCTTACATTCAGTTAATTCAATTTTAAGATTTTCTATTTGAATTTGTTGTTCTTTAATTGCTTCAACTAAAAGACCTACCATCTTAGCGTAATCTAATCCCAAATATCCATCTTCTCTTTCTTTAACTACTTCAGGTAATACTTCTTGTACCTCTTGAGCGATAAGACCTGTATTTGGTGATGCTTTGGTTACATCACTAGCTAAATCGTTCCAGTCCCACTTAACACCTCTTAACTTCTGAACTTTATCTAATGCACCTTCTATCACTACTATATTATCTTTAAATCTCTTATCTGAAGAATAAAATGCTGTAATATCACCAGTTGCTGTTATTGCTCCATTAATTGTCAAACCTGCGAAAGTTGGTGATGCCGATGTTGCTACTGATTGTCCAATAGAGATAGTTACTGCGCCAGTTGCTCCACTTACTGTCACACCAGTACCTGCTACATTCGATGTCACGCCAGAGTTTGTGATAGTAACTGCTCCTGTTCCACCACTTAAAGATATACCACTACCTGCTACTGCTGAAGTTACACCTGAGTTAGTAATTGTCACTGCACCTGTTGCACCACTTAAAGATATACCAGTGCCTGCTACATTTGATGTAACACCTGAGTTAGTAATTGTTACTGCAGAACCACCATTATATGATGTTCCGCTTAATCCAGTACCAATTGTTAAGGTTGCTAAATTAGAACCCAAAGAAATACCACTTATTGTCGAATTAGTTAATGATGCGTTTGCAATATTAGTTATAGTATTACTTGCACCACTTATAGTTTTATTTGTTAGGGTCTGAGTACCAGTCAAAGTTGTAACGGTAGAGTCAATCGATAGAGTTCTTGATGCTGCTATCGTACCACCACCACTTAAACCCGTTCCTGCAGTTATTGAAACCGAGGTATGGTCAACGTGCTGATTTGAATCATAGTTTGTTGTTGCGTTATGGTTTACTTGAGATGAACCACTAAATGCTCCGATTGCGTTACCGATTTGTGCAGCAGTTATTGTACCACCCAATGATGTTGAAGTGCCAGCTATTGTTATTGAACTATTACTCAAAGATGCATTAGCAATATTACTTAAAGTGTTACTTGCACCACTTATTGTTTTATTAGTAAGTGTTTGCGTGCCTGTTAAGGTTGTGACTGTAGAGTCAATTGATAAAGTTCTTGAAGCGGCTATTGTGCCTCCACCTGATAGTCCGGTTCCTGCTGTTATTGAAACTGAGGTATGGTCAACGTGCTGATTTGAATCATAGTTCGTTGTTGCGTTATGGTTTACTTGTGATGAACCACTAAATGCTCCGATTGCGTTACCTATTGCTGCCGCAGTTATAGCACTACCTAAAGAGGTGGATGTGCCTGCGATAGTAATTGCACTATTTGATAATTTATCATTACCAATTGAGCCTGCTAACATTGCGTTTGTTACACCACTTGTTGCTATTGAAATTGTGTGCCCAATACCTTCGCCTGATGTTGCACCTGTCGAGGATAAACCACTACCTGCAGTAATTGTACCAACATAATCGCCAGTTGTATCAGTACCCAATGCTACTGAATTTGCTTGTATTGTAGCTACCCCATTTGATGCTATTAATACGTCTCCACTAATATTTGAGAATACTTGAGATGAACCTGATACTACACCAGCCGGTAATTGTGCTGAACCTGAGAATACGCCTGTTCCTGCTAATATAGTTGCTGCAGTAATACTTCCACCCAAAGAGGTCGAAGTACCAGCAATACTTATAGAACTATTAGTCAATGATGCGTTAGCAATATTACTTAAAGTGTTACTTGCACCACTTATAGTTTTGTTAGTTAAAGTTTGGGTGCCTGTTAAAGTTGCAACTGTTGAATCAATTGATAAAGTTCTTGAAGCGGCTATTGTACCACCACCACTTAAACCCGTACCAGCGGTGATTGAAACCGAAGTATGGTCAATGTGTTGGTTTGCATCATAGTTTGTTGTTGCGTTGTGATTGACTTGAGATGAACCACTAAATGCACCGATTGCATTACCAATTTGTGCAGCGGTTATTGTACCACCCAAAGAGGTTGAAGTACCAGCAATACTTATAGAACTATTAGTCAATGATGCGTTAGCAATATTACTTAAAGTATTACTTGCACCGCTTATTGTTTTGTTAGTTAGGGTTTGAGTACCAGTAGTATTTACTAATTCAATTTCAGAACCTAATGCACCTGCTATCCACTTATCATTAGTAGTATCCCATAATAGGGAACCTGAAGTTGTGGTAGCTCCAGTTGCATCTCTTACAACCAAACCGGCATTTGTAGCGCCTGTACCATTAAGTTGAATTATGTTATCACCAATTGCTACGGTAGTTGAATTAATTGTTGTAGTTGTACCTGCAACTGTCAAATTACCATTAAGAGTTACATCTGAACCTGCAACTGTAATTGCTGTTCTTAAAGATGATGTATAAGACTCTAAATTATTAATTCTTCCATCGTTACTACCACTTGCAGTTGATAATTGATTTAATCTACTTGCTACCGATGAAGAATACGTTGTTAAGTTTCCTAAACCTGTAAATGTGGATGCTGAAACTGAACCTGTAAATTCAGCATTTCCTTTCATATAAATTGAGGAAGCTGAACCTGTTCCGTATATATTTCCACCAACTTGTAAGTCTGATGGTATATTCATACCTAAACCAGACGTACCACCTATTGTAGTAACAACGTTACCATTTGCACCTATAATATAAATTGAACCAGTTGAAACGTAAATATCTTTCCAAGGTTTTGCTGCGGAACCTAAATTAAATGCACCACTTATTGTCGGTACAATATTACCCTCTATTTGCATTGAACCACTAACATCCAATGCCTGTGTCGGGTTAACAACATTGATACCAATTTTACCATTTGCAGAACCAGATAGTGGTGCTGACTCTGGACTGAAATTAGATCCTGTACCAAATAAAATACCACCAATGTTAATAGCACTTTTTCTACCAGGCTCAAGTGTAATATTATTACCTATAATAATGTTATTATTACCAATACTATATTCATCCAATATTCTACTATTATATCCGGCTCTATATCCTATCAATACTGAGTGTCCTGCTTTATCGGTCCCGTAGCCAGCATAATGTCCTACAGCAACGGAGCCGGAATTATACCAGTCACCAGCACCTGCCCAAGTACCTATAAGAACTTGTTCTCCTGCATAGTAAGTATCGGAACCGGCTCCACGTCCAATCATTACTGATTGGGCTGCGCCAATTGCATGAGACCCTGCTTCAAAACCAATAAACGTAGATTGATAAACGGATGCACTAACACCGGCTCTTGCACCAATTGCTACAACTCCACCACCAGCTGCTGTATTTGAATGGTTTGCTGATATTCCTATTAAAACATTTTCACTAGAAAAATTATTTGTATTCTGACGATATCCTGCACCATCTCCTAAAATTATACTATTTATTGTTGGAAATAATTGGCCGGCAGCTGGATTAGTTGAATATATTGTACTACCTGAAGTTGCTATTGATACTACACCCAAATTAGTTATTTGTGCCGAAGATGATATAATTCCTTGTCCTTTGGTTTCATATCTTGTATCATATGAACTTGTCAATTGAGATGAACCTGAAACGGTTCCTGTCGGTAAGAGCGTTATCACTTGACTTGAACCAGATACTACACCCGTTGGTAATAGTGGTGTCACTTGCGCTGCTCCACTTACAATTCCTGCTGGTATATTTGAAAGACCGGTATAAGAAACTTGTGAAGAACCTGATACTACACCAGATGGCAATTGTGCCGAACCGCTTATCACACCTGTTCCACCCAATATAGTTGCTGCTGTAATTGAACCACCTAAAGATGTTGAAGTGCCAGCTATTGTTATTGCACTATTTGAAAGGGATGCGTTCGCA